GTTTATTAAATCTGGCCATGATAAAACGTTTTGCTTTATGGTTATTTAATATATTAAATGAAGAACCCATTGATACACGAAAGCATTTTGCGGTAAGGGCTTATCAACGGGCCGTTGAATTTAAGGATATAAAACGTAAAAACGAAGTAGTCTCTCTTTACATAGAAAAAACTTATCCATGGGTTGGCTTACAGTATATCTATAATTATAAAAACAAAGAATTTATTTCAGTAGAGGCGCTTTGTATTGATAATAAACTTAAAATGGACATACATATTCTGGACGATTTATCAACCCTTCGTATCTCGGAGTATTTAGAAAAACACCATATGAAAAAATGCCCGCGAGATAAAATACTAAATATACATACAAATCGTTGTGTAAAAACTAAACATGAATAATTATATTTTTATTATAGTATAAATATATTAGAAATGACAGATGAATTTACAGTAGACAAGATATTCAACAACGACAAATACAAGTATTCTCCTTCTATAAAAGAATCTACAAAGAATGCCTTTCGCGACTATACTGGCAATGCATATAAAGAGATGAACCGAGCTTCTCGTTCTGGAAAAATTGCGACTTTATTCACACCATTATTATCTAAGGAAGAAACAGCAAGAGGTGTAACCCGAGCTACAAAAAAACAAGAGAGCTCTGTAAATATTGCGCGTGTAGATGCAATAAAGGATTATTTTAAAACTAGCACATCATTTTACACCCGGTCGCGGATGATTTTATATAGAAAGATAAAAACAGCGAAAATTCAGGAATTAAGAGAAAAAGGAACCCTCATTGACAATGGTTTTACATCCACTACGATGAGTATATTTATTGGCGTGAATGCTGCTACCGTAGAGGACGGTTATACAGTGCGCTTACATTTGTTGCCTAGTATTCCCTATAAATTATATCCCATTAAATACTTTAGTTCCTCAAAAGCAGAAGAAGAAGTGCTATTTGATTTAGATATGAAATACTATTTATGCAATACGACGCATAAAATGCGGGTTGGGTACTCAAGTGAATCGTGTGAGGATGTATTGGATTGTATCTTTATTCCTACAAAATTTAGTTATTTACTTGAGAAGAATAATAATGAGTGGTTTGACCGTTGGTGTCATATCATTAATGCTGAAAACAAATATATTTTTACCGATATTATTCCAATAAACTGTTATCATAAATTTGACAAACCTATATTTCGTTTTATTAAAGAAATTGAGTATTTTATACAAAAAAATATTTGGGAAACCATGATAGACTATAATACAGATCCCCTTATTGATAATGCCTATCAGACAATTAGACCTTTTGCGGAGACTTTAATATTGGATTATAATGGTCGCTTCCGTACAACGAATGAGTTCATTAATTCATACCGAGGCCTTATTGAGAGAACAATCATAATGCGTTGTATTGAGTTTGCCGAAAATATACCCAAGAAGAACCATTTTAGATATAGATCTGATTGGATAAATTTTATATCCGAAAATAAGATTTACAAACAAAAGGGCGGTGCAGCATTACAAATTCTGACGGATTTAAACGCCCTCTTAAAAGCAGTAGATATACCACAGTATTCAAGGGCAGGTGGTCTCAAAAAAGATATTAAACAATCCATCCTCACTATAAAAGCGATAATCTCGTCGCGTGCATAAATAAAAACTGACCAGAGTTTTTATAGGATGGGTATATTAGAAATGGGTGATGAATTTACAATAGACAATATTTTTGGTAGTTACAATGGAATTTATATAGACCCAGACGTGAAGGTAGCCTTTAAGGAATATACAGGTAATGCATTTGAACGAATGAACCGAATCACTCGTTATGGAAAATTAGGGAGCATATTCGCTGCTCGCTCTAAGAATAAGAAAGATGGCGTATTTAACATACCCCTTAAGGATGAACTAATCAAGATGTCTCAAAATGCGAAATATATAGATGTCATAAAAGATTTTTTTAAAGTGAACGAACCATTCGTCCCTACGTCACGAATTATTTTATATAGAAGAATAAAAGAAAAAGCTGTGCATGAATTAATACAAAATGGGACCCTAATTGACAAAGGTTTTACATCTACAACGGTAAGTATAATTGTTGCAGCAAATATGGTTACGGTAGATAAGGGTTATACGGTGCGCTTACATATGTTGCCCAGCATCCCCTATAAATTATATCCCGCGAAATACTTTAGTTCAGTGAAATTTGAAGAAGAAGTTGTATTTGATGCAAATATGACATATTATTTATGCAATACGACGCATAAAATGAAAATTGCTGAAAAACGAGATAAGTGTGAGGATGTATTGGATTGTATTTTTATTCCAAAAGAGTATTCTTATTTACTTGAGAAGAATAATAATGAGTGGTATGACCATTGGAGTCGTATTATTAATTCTGAAAATAAATATGTCTTTACCGATATTATTTCTGAAAATTGTTATTATAATCACGATGAATATATCTTTCATTTTATTCAAGAAATTGAGTATTTTATGCAACAAACGATATGGAAAAATATACAATATACGAAAGAGCGTCTGTTTAAATCTGGGTCATTTAGCGCCTTAACAACGCGTTTAGTAAATAAATATAATACCACATATGCTGAGCAGATATTAATATATCCTTATCTAAAATCTATTAGGGAAAACATTATGCAACGTGTAAATGAGTTTGAAGAAAAAATACCCCAAAATTACTTTAGTTATACGAAAGATTGGAGAAGGTTTATATTACAGAATATTCGTATCAAATATAGAAATTCAGTCTCTGCAAATGCGATATTACAAATCAAAATTGATTTAAAAAGTCTCTTAAGAGAAGTAGATGAATCAAACTATTTAGGTGCAGGTGGTCTCAAAAAAGAAATTAGAAAGTCTATTCGTAATGTAAACGCTTTGATCGCTGCGCAGGCTGGGCGAGCATAGCAACCCTATGCGTGCTTTGGGCGAGCATAGAAACCCTATGCGTGCTTTGGGCGAGCATAGCAACCCTATGCGTGCTTTGGGCGAGCATAGAAACCCTATGCGTGCTGGTCTTGTTCAATGTTCTCGGTATGAGATTTAAACATGGATTTGCTATAATAAGGGATGGTTAAGTTATAAAGTCCCGTATTTCCATGCCACTGATCTGTAACCCAAATGCGGGAAATACAATAGTTACGTTTAGGAGAAATTGAAATCCCACAGACACTGTTCCAATCATGGACATCTTTGAGAAGTATTTCACCCAATGTCTTGGAAACAACTTCAAACCAGTAAGGGGCCACTTCATTTTTCCACAGTTTAAAAGATATACATCCACCGGCCCGATTGTGCTCGTCTTCCCAAATGGGTAGGATGTGTTCTCGCATGATAAAAAACATTCCTCGATTCCAATAATCTTTTAATGGTTGATAGAGTTGCACCCAGTCTTCAATATTGCTAATAGTTGCGATCTGTATGTAGCTATCTATATCCCAATTTGAATTGTCTGGATCATGGAAATACAGAATCCAACTATCATTAAAAAATAAATTGGATTGTGAAGACTCCATACTCTATATGTGAGAGATTTGTCTTTAATTGCTGGTAGGCTTTCCTGATTCCTGATTCATCGCATTTTTCACAAAAAGTCGCAGGTAGTTCCCTGATGTTAAGGTTGAGTGGTAACAATTTGATGAATATGTGAAAAAATAAGGCGTGATGACTATAACCCCTAAAAACGAACTTTTTATTTGGGTGCCTTTTTGAATAATTTCTTAAGTTTCTCTATATACGTCTTAAGCAGAGGCATACATTCACTTATAACGACCACTGTGACAACCTCCTGAGCTGTTTTCTTAATTAAGTTAATATCAAATTCGCCTTTGGCTGCACTGGTGATCACTTGAACAATATCTTCCAATAGATTCTGCTCTAGAATCATCTTCAGAGCCGCGACCGTGCTGGCCGGGATAATATCATCCTCGGTGCCTACAATACCATCCGCGCCGGCGGCAAGCTTCTCAATGATACGAAAGAGCATACTCTTTTTCTGTTGCCCAGACATTTTGGGAAAGGTATCCATAATTTCCATTCCCTTAGCAATTAGTTTCATAGGCGAATCCTTCGCAATTTCTCCTTTTAAAATACCTTCTTGTATTATAATCGCTATTTTACTGGCAATTAGGGCATCCATTCTAACATAGAAAGGATTTAAAAAATAGAGGCATATAAACTTATAATAATGTATAAAGTATTTCTTCAACATCCGGAGGCGACGGTGCCTGTGACCGCTACAACTGGCAGTGCTGGTTATGACCTTAGTGCCTGTGTAGATGACTGTGTCCCTGCAGGTCAATGGAAAGCGATTGAGACCGGTGTGGTCGTGCAATTTCCAGCCGATTTCTATCTACGCATTGCTCCCCGTTCAGGTCTCGCTTATAAGAAAGGTCTAGATGTCTTTGCGGGTGTCATTGATTCGGACTATACTGGGACAATTAAGGTCATTCTGATGAACCATGGGGCAGCAGATTTTGAGGTCAAGGTGGGTGACCGTATTGCCCAAATGATTTATGAGCGTATTTATAAGCCGACGCTACAAGTGGTGGAATCCATGGAAGCACTTACGACAACTGTGAGGGGTGCAGGTGGCTTTGGTAGCACTGGAGTTTCCACGGGCGCTAGCACTGGAATGGGAGTTAGCACGGGCGGTAGCACCGCGGCGGCGGATACATCTATTGAAGCTTGGGCTGCTCGGCAGCAGGCCGCAGATAAGGTAGCCGCAGAGCTTCGCGCTCTTCACGCAAATGATGGGTTTTTTTAAATGTTTCTAGAGGCTGGTCGCGGTCGCCAAGAAGCTACCGACAAGGTAGCCGCCGATGTTCAGAATGACGTCTAAGAGGTCATGACAATTCGCGACTAAATATTCTGCGCCCTCATAAATGACCGATATCAGAAGAATTAGTGGTAATTTGTTTGGAACAAAGTAACCTATGATGGCAAACAAGATAAAGTGTAAAACGCCCCAGAGCGATAAGAGGCAAGTTTTTAATTTGCGTTCGTCGGTCGGATCCGTTGTTAAGAAATAGCCGCTGCCACGAAACAACGTTATTTTTTACATAGGGGATGCTCACACGCTACATAACATTTGCCATACAACCGATTGATTAAGGGAGCCGTGCTGGGCTGGTTGCTTAAATAATACATGACTTCCACATTGACGAATCCAATCAGACCAATCCAAAAGAGTTTTAGATAATCCAGATCTTCTGTCATACGATACGCACCCCATGCGATAAAAAAGGAAAATCCATAGAGGGCCACCCTTAAACGAAATGTCTTGTCCGTCAGCATTTCGGTTTCTATAACTAAAGAATTATTTATCCGGATGATTCAATGGGTTATCCGTAATATTCATACCACAGTATTCTACGGGTTTGCTATTAAAGTCCTGACTGATATAAGCGCCCGTATTAACGGCCTCTTTCAGGATCCATTTAAAATTATCCCAGAATTCGGTGGTGTGACCGACGCTCTTCGTAGAGATATGTGCCAATTCGTGCAGAATTACGAACATCATGGTATTGAGATCCACCAATTTCTTAGAGGCATCTTTGGAACGAATGCATAAGACGATCTTCTCACCCTTATTGATGGAGTAACTCGTGTATTTAGCGCTCTCTGACCCTTCACTAATCTTATCGGAACGGAAATTCTCCTTCATTTGCACAACACGCTCGTCCTTGGCAAATTGTTTAATCATATGCTCCACGAATTTCTCTAGCTTGGCACGAATGTTCGCAATTAAGTCGGCGGCCTCTTGCTTATCTGGCAGACTTCGCACCAAATATTCTTTTTTATCCACCGTGCTCGTTACGTATTCTACTTCGTTTGAAAAATAGGTATCCCATACTAGGTAACCCAATACTAAGGATAAAAGAATCACAATGACGGTTGCCCCTTCCATATACAAAAAAACAGATAAAAAATGATTTTGGATTGGATTAAAGAGTAAAAGCACATTATAGAATCAAGACAGATGGAGTTTCCCCGTAAGGATAACATCTTTTGGAAGAAGAATAGCGCGCCACTCCGGTTTCAGGTATATGACTGGTATGTCCCGGAGGCCGATAAGTCGCTAAAGAAGCTGCAGGCCGATGCGCGCAAGCGGAATGAGCCCGTGGAATACCCAGATGAGGCGCCCGAGTATGAGATCATTATGTTTGGCTGCACCGAAGAAGGTCTTACCGTCTGCGCAAAAGTGACCGACTTTGAACCTTACTTCTATGTAAAGTTGCCCGATGCAATTGCTCAGAAGCAACCCCTATCTGGTTGGATCCAGGAATTTCAAAACTATCTGTTGAGTGCGAAATATTACGATACGCGCTATAAATACCAGAGGAATATCATTTCTTATAAACTGCGCGACCATCTGGTATCGGTAAAGGAGGTTCGCAAAAA